GTTCAGGTGTCAATTCTTTTGTACGAAGTTCGCCACGAGATGATACAGCATTGACGACATAGATCTTGTCTCCGATCTTGGCACCATCGACTGCTTCTTTGATAGTAAGTTCTTCTGTACGATATTTGCCTGAGATTACAAACGTACTATCTGTCAGCTCGCATTTAATAATATCGTTTAGGAGTTTCTTATGATCTCCCGGATATGAGAATCGGAGATGCTTGCCGCCACGAGATGACTTTACTATCTTGATGTTTTTCTTTGCCAACTCTGCTTCATATTCGGAAATAATAGCAGATTGGGATTTTGCATCAGTAGAAAGCATTCGTTGCACCGTTCTAAGTTCTAAACTTATTTATCAAAAACAAAAAAAGGCCTTCCCTTGAGCTGTCGCATCAGAGGGGAAGGCCATCTAATCTTATTTATAATGTTATGCTGCTACAGCAAACCATTCAGGAATTGGTCGTTTAGTCCATGCCATCTTGAAGCGAGCCTGCTTCGTCTGGTAGAACTTACGATATGAGCCTACTATGTCTCGATAGTCCATGCATTCGGGATTCGACTTCATCGCCAACGGCTGAGGAGTCTTGTAACCCACTGGAATATTACGAGGCGGATTCTTCAGTGCTTCTCGAAGGAGTGTATCTGTGCCATGAACCTTGCCATAGCGATACGTGTACTCATTACACAAAGCTACAAAGTGGACGTAATGCCAGTTGTAGTTGTTGTTGCTTTGTGCAGTCCATACAGTGCAAGGATGATGCATATGCACAGCACGATAGAACGTATCTTCGCGCTCGTCAGGCAGAGTCCATGCCTTGGACATGGTTTTACCAGACTTTGAAGGCATTCGAGTCTCGACGCCGTCGAGCATACGATGCACAGTCGAGAGCATCTGAGCACTCTCGACAATCATCTTCACGACATGCTTGTCACACTGCAGTTGAGCCGCCTTGACTGGATCACTATCAAGAATAAACAAATTCATGGAAACATTTCCTCACTATTAAGCATTTCATCGCGTTCCTCAGGAGTATTCCTATTGGTAAGGATACCATACACTGTAACTCCAATAATGAACACTATAAAAACGAAAAGTGTCACAGTTCAGCTTTCTTTACGAGATCTTTATATCCACGCCATGATGGGTGGACATTATCTGGTTGAACATACGAAGTAGAGATGATACGATCTCCATAACTGACAGCAAGGCTTTTCACTACGGCATTCACCTTAGGTTTACAAAAGCCTTTGTTACAAGGAGGCATAATCCATACTACATTGCCTACCTTAATACGAGTTCTAATTTTTGTCAACTCCTTTTTTGTGTCGACACCGCTATGGTCGTTTGTTCCGAGGCTGATTACGATTGTCTTGGCTTCAAGCGGAGTTTTACCCCACTTGCGATTCCATTGCCAAGTATTCCAACCGCCCTTCGAATAAGATACGCATTCTTTCGGAGCAAACATCTTCGTGCCAACGGCGATCGAGTCACCCATAATCAAACATTCTAACATTAGACTTGTATCCCTGTTACTTGTTTCAGGTATTGAGTAGCAACTTGCTGACTAGTTTCAGTCGCTCCGACGATAACAGTGTCAGAGATTACGACGTTGTTATCAGGAGCCGACATCATCCATGGCATCATAGCAAATCCCTGAGGTCCCATACCAACTGTACGAGGCTTCAATAGTTCGGTGACACCACCTTCTTGCTTGACTCGGGCAATCAGTTCTTCACCCGACATGAGCTTAATTGTATATACTTTATTCTGTTCCATATTTCACCTTATTAATCCAACTAAGTTTAAGATCTTCATCCCACTCTTTGAGATAGTCATTATCCTCATCGAATAGACGAAGATACTCTTTCTGATCGATCTCACGAGCATAACTGATTGTCTCGTCAAGATGCAACTGAGAGAACTCGTGAAGATTGCCTTCGTTCATAGTGACTTCGTCTTTAGCATCGGATGCATTGTTCGCCTCAACGACGTAACGCATTCGAAACATGCTGATAGCTTCTACGAGATACTTAGGCATCGTCTTTCAGTCCCATTTTTACCAGTTCGGAAGGAGTGGAGTACCACTTGAGCATAAGAGCGAGTGCATCGATATGCTTTTGGATCTCTGCATCATCTGCTTCGATATCTCCCCAGACAAAAATGTTTCTGCCCTTACCAAGATCGTCCTTCAGAGTTTCCCACGTGTTACGCAGCTGCTCAACAACGATATGATCAACAGTTTCCCAATCAAGTTCTACAGTAAACTTAGACATAATCAATACTCCTTTTCAACAATAATAGAACAACACTTACCACCAAACCCGAACGAGTTGACAAGAACCTTCTTGACGTCAGTCTCGATGTTCTCTGTCACTACATCCATATCAGTGTCCTGACAACCGGCGGTATGAGGAATCACGCCGTTCTGAATAGACAGTACACTATAAATCGTTTCAAGTACACCTGCTGCAGCGAAAGTATGTCCAATTTTTCCCTTATTGGAATAGATCGGCGCATCGGTAAACTCGCGAACCACGTCATACTCTACCACATCTCCGAGCGGAGTGCTGGTTCCATGCGAGTTGACTGAGTCGACTCCTTCGAGATCCAGCTTCTCCAAGCAAAGACGAGCTCCAGCTCCGGAAGGCGCAGTCGGATCGTGTGCATCTGAAGCATTCGAAACTCCAGTGATGCGAGCATAGACCTTCGAACCCATCGCTTCGGCCTTTTCTCTCGACTGAAGGATGATGCAACCTGCGCCTTCGCCCATAATAAAGCCGTCGCGATTCTTATCGAATGGCATCGACTTCGAACCGATTGCTTTGATAATCGAAAAGAAGTAGAGATCCATGTGATTTACGCCAGCATCAGAGCCACCTACAATCACATAGTCATATTCATCGAGCATTCGCATAGCATATTCGATGCTTACCAAACCTGTAGCACAAGCAGAATACACCATGGTATTGATACCAGTATATCCGTACTTGATTGAAATTTGGCTGCAGAGATAATCCTTCGTAGAGCGAAGGATCTGCTTAGGCTTTTGCTTTCTGCCTACGGCATCGAGCTTTGCTTTGAAAGAATTTCCACCTGTCAAAGTCGAGAAGATGACTCCTACATTTGAAGAGTGTGGCAGACCAGCCATATGTAAAGCTTGCTCGACTGCATGCATACCATATGCTACAGTACGAGGTTGCAATTCTTGGTCGATCTCGACATCAGGATAAAAGGCAGTTTTTACTTTGAGCGCGTGACCTTCGTGCACGTGAGGTTCGATAGGCTTATGGAAGTCTCGATCATTTAGCATGTTCTCCCAACAGTTGATGGGATTGTCTCCTAAAGCGTCGATCATTCCAAATCCAACGATGCATGCTTCTTTCATTAGAATATTTCCCACTCGTATTCAGAGTTGCCAGTTTTGAACCGCATATATTCGGTATCATCTTCATTTATCTTGTGCTCGAGGATCTCTGTCACGAGAGTCGTCTGCCACCAATCCTGGCCGGCATACGTACGACCATAAGGAGAACCGACACGAACAGAGGATCCAACTTCTGGTCGAGCATTGTGCTTAGTCTCAACGCTCAGAACCTTTCCAGTATCCTGATCGAAGGTCGGAAAAAACAAATCACACATCGGACCAGAGTCACCAGCACCATCATGAGTACGACGAAGAAAATAAGTCATTATACATGTTCTCCATCAGGACTACGTCCCCATCCAGACTTTCGCACAAACAGTTTAGGCTTTATAGTGGCTGCAGTCCATGTTGCCACTGTAATAGTGGCTGCACCAATCAAGACAGCATGTGCAAGGAAGTTAATATAGAAAAACGTTGCATTGCCTATCGCAACGCTAAACGCAACTACCCACATAAAAGCCAGAACCTGCAGTACATAATGTCGTGTTGAGACGTCAGGAATATTTCGAAGAGGACTTACCTCATGATTAAAGATAAAGTTCCAAGGATATACCACGCCATACTTTAAAATCTTATTCATCAACATTCACCTTCTTATAACGACTAATTGTTCCATCAGCTTCTTCGACCATAATCTCATCCATACGAGGATTGTGGGCTAGAATGCGTTGCTCATGATCCGCAACGATCTTGCCAGCTTCACGAAGAGTACGCATCACTGCATTGGCAATGCCTTTGGTATTACGACCTGTATCCATCGCAAGGCCAGCAGCATCAGCGCAATCGAAATACAGCTTATCTGGCAATGACCAAGACAAGTCGACTGCGTTTCCAAAGTCGCCTACGCGCCGAAGATATTCTTGTCCGCCGTCGACAGAGATAGCCCCACATGTGCAAGTCACAAAATCATGACGATGCTTCGAGACGATGAGGTCTCCACATGCCAAACAATTTACTGCGTTCTGAATAATCATTCTGCTATCACCTTTTCGTGCACCTGCGTAATGTGCTTACACTTATTATAGAAGTTAAAACCAGGACAGTCACACACCCAACCTTGATCGAGCATCGTGACGTGATACTGTTTGCCTTTACAGTTTATATATGGCCATGTCAGACCGACCAAATGATGGTCGTAAAACTCCAATCCAGGCAGTGCCAGTGGAGTACGAAAGGCGGAATAAGTTGGCGTATGGTCAATCATAGGTTCACCTTACTACAAAAAACTAATTTTGTAAACCCCCTAAAGCGAGGAGAATTAAAATAACGAAAAGAAAACCATAGAGGGCAAATCGGAAAAAAATCTTGGCGACCTTAAGTCCGATCCAAAGAAAGAGACCTAAGATCGCCAAGAACGGCAACGATGAGAGGAGGAACACGATGCTCAACCGCGTCTCTTACCAGTTGCCGGATCGGCCGCTTCAGACTTGGAAAGGACAACAAGTCCGCCTTTGTTATAGGCTTGGCCGATGATATAGTTGCTACTTACTGCAAGCTTCTCTTGCTCGTAAGAGGAATCCTTCGCGTAATGCACGCCGATCTCGTTCTGAGACGGGTACTTCTTACGATGATCTGATACGTTGTATTGTGGCAGAGGAGTGCCACGAAGCTTTGGCTTGTAATTGCCTGCACGATACGCTTGATATTCTTCGAACGTCTTCGGCTTGATGCCATTACGTTTGCAAAACTTACAGTCTTCGAGCCAAGCCAAACCAATTTTGGTATACTTGGACGTCGTCATTTTAGACTTACGCTTGCCATGATTAGTGGTAGTGTAAGCAGGACCAAGAAGATGCATTGTCATAATATAATTTCCTCCTGATTCTGGTATACACTACCACTAATTAATTGTACATGCTTACTTTACGTTGACGATGCCCTTGAAGTCGTAAGGGATAACGATCGTGTTGACCTTACCAGCAGCAACAGCTTCGGCAATAGTAACGATAGCAGTTGCTTCCATGTACTTCGTTGCACCAGCGTTGGCATTCAGAGCAGCGATACGCTGTGCTTCGAGCTTAGCAGTGCGAACTTCGACTTGCTTCTGCTTTTCAGCGTTCTGAGCCTGAACAAGAGCATTAGCCGAGGCTACGATGTTAGCGGCAGGTTTAACCTGACGAACGAGAACCTGTGAGATTGAAATTGCACCGTCAAGCTTCTCAGAAGCGAGCTGTGCTACAACTTCCTGACGAATCAACTGTTCCATCTCAGCGCGGTTATCAGCCATCTTCAAGGACTCGTAACGACGAGCAACCTTATAGGCAGCATTGCGACCAAGCTGACGAATGTAGTTGTACATCAGAAGAGTGTCACCTTCTTCGGTGTCAGCGTGGAAGCCACGGTTCTTCTCGATGTAGAGTTCTGCAACCGAACCAGGATTGATCGAGTAGATGACAGCCATATCGAAGTCGGCAACTGTGGAGTTATCCGAAGCGAGAGGAGTCAAGTCACTGACATCAACCTGAACGTCCTTCGTTGGGAATGTCATGACATCACCGAAGATAGTCTGATTTACAGAACCAGGCATCAACTCAGTTGTTTCAATAGTCTTGTCGAACGAACGCCGAACACCGACTTCACCTGTTTCGATACGAGTACATGCAGCAGTCGTGGCCATCAGACCAGCGAGAACAGCAATCTTAGCAATACGATTCATAATTTACTTTTCCTTTAGAACAAGACAATAATAGCAAGAGCAAGCAACGATGCAATTGTTGCAATACCCAACGAGTAACTGGCTAACTTAACAAACTCCATCTTTTCTTTTCCGGTTAACCGTCGGAAAATATCAATGCCAGTATACAAAATTATACACATTGACAAGAAAGCAATAATCATTTTAATCATAACAATTCCTTTTCTCATTATAAATCTCCGCAGCTTTCATAAAAAGCGTTGGAATCAACTCTGTAACTTGATGCAATAGCAACTCCTTATGATAGTCAACAAAGAACCAGTCACCTTTTTCGATTGCAATATGCCTACCCCAGCGATAGATATTTCGCAATCCTTGTTCATTATCATTCACACCAGGTACTACATAACCCAATTTGATCTTCTCTTCTACCCACCAATCCTCATGGAGAGAAGGCTTATCGCCATATGCCGGAATTGGTTTGCAGATTACAGCGGGCAATCTTTCGTAGAAGAATTTACAGAGATCATTTATAACCGGATTAGAGGTAGGATAGGCGTATCCCACTTTAACCTGGCCCACTTCCATTTCCCCATGCTTTTACAGGACCAGTATATTCTGAGTCCTTCCATCGCTGTTGGATTCTTTCTTCTACCTCGTCAAAGTGAAGAGGCGTGAAGTCGGTTTGCTCTACGCATACGCAGAGATATCGAGGATCAGGCTTATAAACAATATCTTCGTCTATTACCTGCCAACTCATTACTTCATTTGCGTGCAAATGTCCATGCACGTTGACACGGAATCTTTCAGACACACAGTCAGGATGTAGAGGGATATGGCTCAGAATGAACTTATCCACAAACACACGAACGCCGTGCATCTGCTCAAAGCCAACTGCACGATAGTCTTCATCCTTGAAGATGTCGTGGTTACCGCGTACAAGGATCTTACGACCATTCATACGCTTTACCAATTCGAGATACTTCTTATTGATTACTACGTCGCCAAGAAAGTAGACAGTGTCCTGCTCTTTCACTTTGGCATTGTGACGTTCAATCATGGTCTCGTTCATCTCTTCAGTTGAGGTGAACGGACGCAGCGGACTGCCGTCCTCGAGCTTGAACTTTTCCCATGAATTCGTATGACCAAGATGATGGTCAGAGATAACGAACCTGTTTACAAATCGAGTCACATTTCCACCATACGTTCGTATGCAGCCCGATCGGCTTGCTCATCGAGCCAAGCTTCGTAACCGTCCCAGAATTCTTGTTCTTCAGCAGACATCATCATATCCTTCTTGATTATAGTATCACTTTACCAAATCTGCAATAAAATGTACATGCTTATTTTAGTCGTGCATTTGAATGTCTTTGAGATGAGGAGAGATTTGCTTAGCAGAGTACTGAACTCCGTCGATCTCGAAGAAGTGGCGACCACCAATCGGACCAACCTTTTCCCAACGAAGCTTCAGCGTTTCCTTCTCGCGGAAAGGGCTGATTCCCCATGTCCACTTGCGGCCAGTCCGAAGTTCGAAAGCGCCGCCAGAAAGATTCGTAACCATGTTTGTGTCCTTCATCATTATAGGTCCACCTTACCAATGTTTTGATAAAATGTACATGCTTATTTTTAGTTGTAATTATCAATCACAGGAGATAGGCGAGACATAAGTCTGACGAATTTTAGGCGGGGTTTTTTGTTAAGAACGATATCGTCGACGGTCGCGGCGACAAAATAATTTTTGTAAAGGGCGATTGAATATTCGAGGTCGGGATTTTGATTGATAAAATCGACGAGAAGTTGAATGGTGGGGAATTTAGGCGAAGAGGTGTCGAGGTTGTTGTTAAGACGATCGAAATATTGAATGGAGTACATGTGTTTTTTCCTTCTTGATTATAGGTTCACCTTACCAATGTTTTGATAAAATGTACATGTTTGTTTCGAAAAAAGGACAAAAAAATGGGCGACCCGAAAGCCGCCCATCATGCGTGTAGCAGGAGGAACCCCACCTGTGACCCTGCCTATTCCAGTCGTCAATTAAGACACTTGCCTCTTATACAGTTAAAACTGCATATCCACGCACCACATAGTGTACACCTATTTATACAAGTTCTTCAGTCAATTCTAAAGTTTTTTCGCGTTCAGCTAAAAAAAATGCTGGAGTGTGGCCATCAAAACCGCCACCAAAGTTGAGATGACGAACCATCTCCTTGGCCTTCCGCATTCCTAAACCTTTCAGTACGATCTGATCTGTCTTGGTCTCGAGAATATCTCCACCACGTTCTACATAACCAGCACCGATATCAATCAACTGGTTTTCATTTGTAATCTTGTAGTTAACCATTAATCTTCTCCCATACAATACCAAAACAAAGCTCTTGCATCTTACGATGAAACCAATTCGGAACTCGATGATCCTCTACCATCCAATATGTGCCAGGATGGAGTTGACATCTCCACTTGTAAACTGGAGGTTTGATGACCGTCCATTGTGGTTCGGGTTTGACTGACATTTTTTCAAAGTCCATTACTTAAATCCTGCAAATTTAATTTTCTCGAACTTGCTGACTGGCTTCGATTCATTCTCGAGTCGATAACCAGAATTGGAATTGTCGAAGACTGGTCGATCTTCATCCTGAACGAGATCTTCTTGAGCAGATGCTTCTACATTATACAGACGCATCTTCGAGTAGTCGACACCAATCACGAATCGCTTGTGCACCGATGGATCGCCGTAACGATTCTTCAACTGCTTTACCATGATCTGATTGAGTTGGCGTAGCTCTTCGCTCGTAATCAAGGCAAACATAAAGTCGGCCGTTGCTGGCAGACCGAACGATTCAGAAGTGTCTTCGAGACCAACATCAGAGTTACTGAAACCAGAACGATTAGTCTGAGTAGCCGAAATGATGGGCACGTTGAACTCGACGGCGAGGCCGCGAAGTTCTTCGGCGATCGCCTTGATGTAGGTGTACGAGTTGACGTTCGATCCCGGTTTGATCCTCGACGACGCACAGATGTTCAGATAATCGATGTAGATAATGTCGGGGATAAAGTTCTTCTTGATCTTCAACTCGTTCAAGAGATGTCGGAAGTTTGCGGATCCTGCGCATGCTGTTGGATACTCCTTCACAATGAGCTTGCCTTTTGCTCGTTCCTTGACTTTACCTACCAACTTGTAGTAGATAGCCTGTGGCAAATCTTTCAGATCGTCGAGTGTCACGCCGAGGAGATTGGCATCGATACGTTCAGCGATACGTTCTTCAGCCATTTCCAAAGTGATATACAGCACGTTCTGACCTGCCATCAAGTTATGAGCCGCATTATGACACATGAACAATGACTTACCGACACCAGTACCAGCAAGAGCGATGTTCAGTGTCTTACGAGGCAGACCGCCTTGAGTAATCTTGTTAAAGAAGTCAAGGTCGAAACCAATGCGGACTTCTTTACGATGATAGAACTCATAACGTTCTGCTGCATCATTCAAGAAATCATGACCGATGTGGCTATCGAAGGAAACACCGAGTGCATCAGTCAAGATCTGAGGAATAGCACCGACTGAGATGCTATCCTTCTTGCTATCGTCTACCAACTGAATAGACTGCATCAAAGCATTATACAATGCCTTGTCTTTACAAAACTTCTCGGTATTATCTACGAGCCATGCAACATCACGATCTTCAGACTTGTCAAGTCCAGAGACAATTTCTTTGGCAAGCTTGAACTGATCGTCAGACAAACCACCTACCTCGTTGAGATCAATCTCGACAGCAGATTTTGTGGGGAAGTTGTTGTACTTTCCCACATATTCATGGATGATAGAGAAGATCTTACGATCTACGGTGTCGGTAAAGTACTCTTCCTTGAGGAATGGAATGACCTTACGACCATAATCCTCGTTTTCAATAAGATTTCCAAATATGATGTGTTCAATTCTCATTCATCCTCCATCTCATAGACATCTGCCACTTCGTCTTCTTCTTGCATAATGGCACCTGCAGCAACAGCGTACTTCTTTTCAATGAACTCATTGAACTTAGGACACTGTAGGATAGGATGCCAGAAGCTGAAGTTATAGGTATCATTCAAGCGATACGACTTGTCTAAGATTTCTCCAGTAGTCATATCAACCTTTTGGAACCAACCAACCTTTGGCTTGATGACGTGACCAGACTCGAGAGCCATGTCAAGTAGACCAGACCATTTGCTGATGCCTTCGTCCCATGATACTTCGATTGGAATCTTGCTCTTTTCTTTTACAAAGCGAGACTTCTCAACGTTGATGATGAAGTTGTAACCAGTGACTTCCTTGCCATCCTTCTCTTGTTGACGACCAAGAATGAAGATGTTGTCAGCTGAGTAATAGATGCCAGTGCCACCAGATACGACGGCCTTCGAGTACATCTCTTGAGTCTGATATGTGTGGTTGACCACGATCAGAGGAATGTCCTTGAGGTTAAGATGGGGCGTAACCATGCGGAAGAGCGACTTGAGT